ATAAATCATTTTGAAAAATGGAAGGAAATAATAAATAATAATAATTATAAAACAACATACAAAAATAATTTGTATGTTACATTAAGATCTATTTTAAATTTTGCAATTAAAAACTATGATATGAACTTTTTAACATCCATTATGAATAAAATGAATAACTTTACAAATCCAAATGAAATAAAAGAAGAAATGCAATTTTATAGCTATGAAGAGTTCTTAAAATTTATCAATGAAGAAAAAGAATTTAAATACAAAGTTTATTTTGAAATATTATACTATTGTGGACTTCGTAAAGGAGAAGCAAATGCATTAAATTGGAATGATATAGATTTTGTTAGAAATACAATATCAATTAACAAAAATGTTTCATTAAAAATAAAAGGTGAAAAATACAAAATACTACCTCCTAAAACATCAAAAAGTAATAGAACACTTCCGATTCCAAATATTTTAGTTGATGATCTGAAACAATTACACAAAATATACTCAACATATATGAAATTTGATAATAATTGGTTTGTTTTTGGCGGCATATATCCTTTAGCAGACACTACAGTAAGTGAGCATAATAAAAGTAATGCGAAAAAAGCGAATTTAAAACAAATTAGAATTCATGATTTTAGACATTCGTGTGCATCATTATTAATTAACAATGGAGCAAGTATTATTGCTGTATCAAAATATTTAGGCCATGAGAATATTACAACAACGTTAAATACATATACACATATTCTTAAAAATCAATTTGAAGATATAGTAACCAATTTAAATAACCTAAATAAAAAATAACACATAATTCACACGTAATTCTTCTAAAATATTAAAAAGTCCTTATAAAATAAGGACTTTCATTCTAATTTGGAGGGGCTAACCAGATTTGAAATAATACTTTAAACTATTATAAATATTGATGATATTTAATAATTTATAACATTTTTATATAAAAAACATTAACAATAAATATAATTTTTTAATTTTTTCACACATAATTCACACATAAAAAAGGATGACTAGAAATATATCTTGTCATCCTTATATAGTTTTATATAGCCTTCGCTAATAGCATTATATTCTTTTAAATTAGAATAATTAGATAATTTTTCGTTTAATAGGTCTATTTCTTCCTTTTGTTCCTCTACGAGCTTTTTTTGTGCCAATAATTCAGTATCAAGTTTTTTAACCTGTTCTTCTAACTCTGCAATTTTTTTGTCCTTGTCATCTTCAGGACTTTCTTTAGGATAAACTTTAGTGTCTTCTTTAGTTCCTGCTATCCAACAAAAACCTAAATTGTACCAAGTATAGTTATTTGCTGTTTTTGTTTCAGTATAATCATATATACCGTAGTCAATATAACCAAGTATAGTTTGATTAGTTCCTGCGCCTTTTCTTGCTCTTAAAAATTCTCCTACTACTTCTATTTGATTTTTTGTAGTATCTCTTTTTACTTGTTTAGAAGTACCAATAACTCTTGTAATTACTTTGTTGTTAGGGCTTGTTCCAATATATTGGTCATCAAACGCAAAGGCATTGTCAGTAGATGGTTTGGAATATTTGGATCTATCATTAAAATTAAACTTCCAGCCTTTAGGAACAACCCATGTTTCAAAATGTAAATGCGTTCCTGTTGAATAACCTGTATTGCCCATTATGGCTATTTCTTGTCCTCTTGTAACCTTTTGCCCTACCTTAACTTTTACGCCACCATCTTTAATGTGAAGATATCGACTCCACATATCATTATTAGCAAACTCGTGTTTAATCCAAACATAATTTCCTGCACTAGAGTTTTTTCCTATATCCATAACAATACCATCATTCATTGCATAAATAGGTTCTCCTTGGTAATCAAACCAACCAAAGTCTTGACCTCTTGAGCCTCTGCTTATATGTTCTTCCCAAGTACTTGTAATACCCAATTTTTTTAGAGGTAATCTATTGTACTTCATTTTCCAATTCCTCCAGTGTTTTAATCTGTTCTTTAGGTATTTCGACTACTTCTTGCATTTTACTAAATGGCTTAAAGATTTTATCTTCAAACGATTTATAAATTGCATCTGCTCCTATCCATGAAATTAAGCCTACCCATAAAGAATTAACTATTGATAAATCACTAAAACATATGGCAAAAAGAGTGCCTATTGCCATTGATACTCCCAAAGAAATTAACCATAAATACTTTTTGCTATTTAGACTTTCTTTTATTTTTTGTACCACTGCAGTAGTAATTATTGAACTACCTATTGCTACTATCAATATATTTTTTATTAAATTAAAATCTAACATAAAATCACTCCTTTACTAAGTGTTATTGTCCCAATATCTCCTCTATTAATTTTTATAGTTTTATTTTCTATTTTAAACATAATTTTTTCCTCCTACTTCATTAATTTTTCCCACTTATCATGAATGTAACTATTTTTATGTAAATCATCTTTGTAATGGTCATAAATTTCATGAGCAAGTTTTATTTCCGTTTCATCCATTACTTCGCCTTTTTCAACTGATTTTAAAAATGTAACCAAAAAATTTTTACATTGACTTTCATCAATTTTTCTAATAGATTTATTTACTGGCTCTAATTTTTTAGCAAACATTTTATTAATAGCAGTTATAATGGTTATTACTGCAGTAATAACCGAACCAAGAGTTATAATTATTTTTTCCATTTCTTTTCCCTTTCTATTTCCATTTTCCAATTGCAGTTACAAAAATAACTGCATTTGCAATATTTTTTGTCGGTCTTAATAAACATATTCCAGAAAATCCACTTTTTGTTTGCGTTGAGTCATTACCATAATCACCCAACCAAAATCCTACATTATTTGTTGCTTTTGCCGTTAATTGTAATGCTGGTGGCTCTATAAATTCTTGTGCATAATTATAAAATGTTGTATTCATATATTGAAAAAGACTTCCCCATGCTGTTTGAATATTTACGGAATTTAAATTGATTTCTCTCATACAAATCATTGTTCCATCAGCATATTTTATATAATTTCCATTACTATTACTACCACTTTCAATGACATAATCTGTCACCTTGAATTTGATATCTTCAAAAGGAATATCATTTATTTTTACTACTTCATTTCCTACAATTTCGATAGCATTTTTTCCTGGATTAAGTGTATAGTCAATTTCGTTAACAGATAGTTTGTCACTAACTTCAACTATAATTTCATAAGACTTACTTACATTAAATCCATTATCAGTATCCCCTAGAATTGCTTTGTCTGTTACACTAAACGAATTATTGCTAATTGTTGGCGTAATTGTTGTAACTCCTGTTGTATAAGCATTGCTTGAACCTTTTAATCGATATTTATAAGCAATACTTAAAGAATTATTTACCTTTCCAAAATTGCTATTCCAAAAAGTTCCTTCAAATGAGATTTTTGTTTCTTCATCAATATTATTTGTTCTTGATATAGTTGCACTTGTTTGATTAATTGTAATTGGACTATACACAATAAAGTCAGTTATTGTTTTTTGAACCGTTGTTGTATTTCCTCTTGTATCAACTGCACTTACAACAATTTTTGATGAATTATATTGTGGTATTGTTTTTGTGATTTCACTAGTGCTATAATCAATTGCTTTGTCACTAATTATATAGGAAACAATAGATGCTCCTTTTACTGCAGTGGCTTTTTTTGTTGTTGGAATTGTTATTTGTAGTGTTGAAACACCACCAACAATTGATTGATTACTTGATGTAACTGCCGTTGTTATTGGGTTTATATCAGCAAAATCAAAATCAGTAAATATTGGATTTGCATTATTTATAACTCCTATACTTTGTGTTGTTGTATTTCCTATTGAAGTGCCGTTGTTTAAAGTGTATAACAACCAAAACATTTGATATTTTTGTTGATTGCTAGTTGCATTAAATAAAGCATTTAATTGCGTTTCATTAAGCGAAATTTGTTGTCCATCTTCTACATTTTCAAAGTTTGCTATTGTTACATTTTGATTTTGATTATTTTTAACTATTAACTCTAAATTACTTGTAAAAGTACTATCATATTGTGTAATTGAAAGTGTTTGTGCTTGTTCTAAATCAAGGTTTTCGGTATTGTTAAATGGATTTAATACATTTAATAATTTTGTTAAAGTAATTTCAGTTGACCCACTCATTGTAGTTGCGTCATCACTATATTTGTAAGTAACATCTATACGGACTGAATTAGCACTGCTTGGAACATTAACTTCCCATGACAATTTATCTAAAGTATGCGTTGCTGTTCCTTGCCAGTATTCATCACTTGCTTTCAATTGGACTGTTTTTGTTTGAGTTTCAATTCCTGTACCACTTACTTTTAAAGTAGCATTATATGAAATTCCAGTTCCTACCCACGATTGAGAACTACCGAAATTAGTTTTAAAACTCAAACCAAATTGTACTTTATCACTTTCTCTTAATATTTCATTTATTTCCAACACACTCGTTGTTGTTGGAGGAAAATTTTTCGTTAAACTTATCTTTGCCATTAACTACCACTCTCTCCATTTATACATATTTTTGAACCTACTTTTTGTACTAATAAACCACTTAAATTTGATTTCCCAGTTGATGTTAAATCCAAGAATTTACCACCAGTTTTAGTTGCTTCCATAACTGCAATTCCAGTCGTTTTATTTCTAACAATAAACCCTGCACTATCCATTGTTGCTTTTGTATCTGTAACGCTTGAAGTAGTTGTAATTCCTTCACTTATTTGTACGGTTTCACTTCTGCTTTCATTTGCGTTTTGTGTCCATACAAGCATGTTTTCTAGTCCTTCAGAGCCATGTTTTAAAATTAAATCATATATTTCAAAACTATCATTTGTGTTAGAATTGATTTCTATTACAAATTGATTATTAGTGATTTCGCCTGATGAATGAATTTCGCCTGATGTTTCGGTTAAATTAAATGTTTTCCCGTTATACCTGACATATCCTTCGCTTGCATCAATTAACTTTTTATATTTGAAAGACACCGAATATGTACCAGTTGGAAGTGAAACACTTTGGCTTATCGTTCCATTTTGAGTTAGAATAGCATATCCACTAGTTGAATCAGTTTCTTTAGTTTGTTTTAGATTGCCATTCCAAAATTCAGCTGTATTTTCACTTTTCATATACCAAGGAGCAGTGTTTCTCAACAAATTATTTCCACCGCTTTGAGTAAATACATTAGTAAGGCCTGATTCTGCATTTTGGATCAATTCATTAACCTGTGTCTTTGTATAAACATCACTATTTAATTTTTCTGTAAATATTGTTATTGTATCATTGTTTAATAAAATAGAAGCTTCCATTCCATCTAATCTATTGCTTAATCCCTGAATTCTTTCAACAGACATTGTTCCGGCAGTAATAAAGTCAGCAACAATTTCACCATTTGCTGTTATCGCTGTTTCATAAGTACCATTTATACCCGTTGAACTATATCCTATACCTCCTAGACCAAATTTCCATATTTTTTGTGAAGTTTCTATATCGGTAGAATCGCATAAATACATTTCTCCTGTAGATTCCGAAATATAAATATACCCATTAAAGGGATGATTAATTAATTCAGTAGCATTTTCTTTAGCTTCTTTTAAAATTGAATCTGGGTTAATTTTTGAAACCTGATTTTTTAAATTATTAAGTGTATTATTTTGATTTGTAATATAATTTGGTGTCGGAATACCTAGTTCAATATTAATAGTTCTTTCTAAATTACAATTATAAACTGTTTTTACTATTCTTGTAGAATAGTTTAAATTTAATGATGGAATAATGGCTTTGCAAGTATCCCCTAAATGTGCTGTTTCTAAATAAGAATAATTTTTATATTCATCCGTTTTGGATAATTCAATAAAATCAATTGAAATTGAAATTGTTGGTTTATCTATTCCATTAGTATATAATTTATTTACGCCTTCAATTAATTCATCTCTTGTTTCGGCGTTAGGAAATTCTATTTTTTTATAAATTGGCACTATATAATTATTTATAATTGGACTATCAACATACTTTTCTTCTAATAACAATTCATCCTTACCTTGAGGCATTATTCTAGTGGCAACTGTTGAAAAATCCAATTTAAAAGATATAGCACTAAGATTTTTCCCTTGTCTTATTTCTAATCCTAAATTAGACCCACGTTTTTTATGTACTGTTATATTAAAATTATTTATCTCCAACTCTCCACCAAATCTTGTCAATAAAGAATTGTCGGCACTATAAATTGCCTCAATTATATTTTTTCTTACGTATCTAGCACTGGCTAGATCAGTACAATTACCTGTTACTGAAAAGTTTGTTTGCATTTCAGCATTATTTAAAATCCACAACAAAGCTTCTTGAGAAGTTTTATTAGTTGGCGCGACATCCAATAAAAAATTATTTTCTAGATCAAAAAAAACATGTTTAGCCAAAACTTTAATTTTAACTGTATCTTTTTCTATATTTTTAATTCTAAATAATTGTCCTTTTGCCTTAATAATATTTTGTTCAACTATTAATTCACTTAATTTACCACCAATTAAATATTCAAATTCTAAATTGTACTCTCCATTTAAAACTTCTGTTATTAAAGGATCACTATAAAAATCCGTTAAAATCCCTAATCCTAAATTGTTAAAAGAGGTGGTTTTTGCTTGGTATAAAACTAGCATTATAACCACCCCTCTTTATATTTAATTATTACTTTTGTAATGCCGTCACCAATATTAATTGTATTTTGACCAACTAATAATTTAGGAAACTGTTCCAAGTTAACTTTGTCAGATTTGTTAATATTGTTTTTTACACATTCCATTAAATCACAATCAATTGTAATATCAGATTCCGTGACATTTATTTGTATATTATTTAATGTAATCGTTCCTACTCCTGAAATTATTAATGTAGGATTTACTTCGATTGTCCCACCAACATTAAAATTTGAACTAGAAGTAAATTCTTTTGTTTGTAAAGTGTTAGAAAAAGAAAATGGATCAACATCAAATTGTAATGGGAATTCTTTTAAAAAAGTTAAATACTTTGAAAAATCTATTTGATTTTTAATTGTAGCATTATATTCTCTATTAGGTTCTGTAGATAGTGTTAAAATTCCTGTACCATGGAAAACACTTTTGATCAAATCTATTTTTGTAGAATCCAATAAAACACATTGAATTGTATACGACTTTGAATTATATGTTTTGTTATCTATATGAAGATTTCCATTTCGCCCATTAACCTTAATTGTTTCAATATTTTTTTCTGCTCTAGAAACTGGAGGCATTTCTTTTACTACTATACTAAGGTCTTCATACGATTTATACCCATTAAAAATAAAACTTTCCATATTATGCACCAACTTTCTTCTTTTGAAGATAATATAGCTCTTCTGCTATTCTTTCAATATCTTTTTCGTCTTTCACCTCTAATTTTTCGACAATAATAGTATTGTTATAATTAGTTGTCTGATTTATTGGGTTTTGCTTTTCTGAATTTCTATATTTTTCTGCATCCTCTTTCTTTAAAACAGCTTCACCTTTGTGTAAAATTGCTGGCATTTCATCGTATGGAACATATTCCATTCCTACACGCAATTTTTTTATTAATGGTATATTTATTCCTTTGCCACCAACCCCAGGAACCCACTTAGGAATTTTTATTTTATTTAAACCTTTAATAAAGCTATTTAAAAGATCAATTATGAAATTAATTGGTGCTTTAAAAATATTTCCAAGGGATGTAGCAATATTTTTAAATATGTTTTTTACATTTTCCCAAGCGTCTTTCCAATTACCTGTAAATACATTTTTTATAAAATCTATTATATTTTTAAAACTATCAATAACTAAAGATATTTGATTTTTAATTAAGTTTAAAGCTCCCCCTAAAACGCTTGTAATAATACCAGATGTTATTTCTAAAGCGGTTTGTAATGGAGGCAGAATTAAATTAGTCAATCTAGATAATAATTTGGTTATTGGAGTTAAAATATAATTTAATATTTCTAACAATGGAGATATTAATGATGTTAACAAGTCAATAAAAGGCTGTAAAAGATCTAAAAGTGGTTGTAAAATTGGTAACAATGGAGAAAGTAAATTTATCAATAAAGGTAATATTGACTCTATTATTTTTAACAATGGTGGTAATATTAAATTTATCAACTTGATAAATATTGGCAACACTGTTTCTGTCAATTTTGTAATAAAAGGTAATAATTGATTTAAAAAATTGACAAATACCGGCAATATAGCTTGTATTAATTTAATAAGAGGTGGCAATAAAGAAGTGAATAAATTTAATATCACAGGGGCAATAGATGTAACCATATTTTGAATAGTAGGAAGATTATCTAACACCACCTGTAGAACTTTTTGTAATATTGGAATCAATTGTGAAATTATATTGTTATACATTCCACCTAGAGCAGTTTTTATTCTATCAACAACATCTCCAAAATCCGCTCCTGCTTCAACAGCTTTGCTTGATAATACACCTCCTAAATCCTCACATTCTTGGCGCCATCTAGCTATTCCATCGCTACCTTCAGCTAATAGTGGGGCAAGATCGGCATATGATTTTCCAAATATATCATTAGCTAATGCATTTCTTGTTGTTGCATCTTCCATATCGGCCAATGAATTTATAACTTCGTTAAAAGCTTCTCCACTGGACCCTATTTCATTTATATTAATCCCCAATCTTGAGTAAGCTTCAGTTAAACTTGTACTTCCTTCTTTAGCGTCAGAAAAAGCCTTTTGCTGCTTTATCATTAATTTTTCTAAATTTGATGTTTCCATACCTCCTAATTTAGCCGCATATGCCCATTTTTGATATTCTTCCGCTGTTGTACCGACCTTTTTTGCACTATCATCAATAGCTCCAGAAGCATCTGCTACACCCATCACCATGGCTGATAGACCTGTTACAATAGTGGTTCCTGCAGTAACAACGGCTGCGCCAACTTTTCCGACTGTTGAAGCAATTTCACCAAACTTTTTAGAAAAGTTTTTTCCAGTATCTTCTCCTTTCTTTTTTACATCATCAAGACTTTTTACTGCCTTTTCTTTATCAATAAATATCTCTCCATAAAGTGAAAAAATACTTGCCATATATACACCTCCTAAAACATTCCATAACTCTTTAATATTTCCTCTGAACTCCTCATTTTTTTATTTATAGGAGTTAGTGAATTATTATCATTACCTAAAACTGCGTTATATATTGTTTCAATAATTTTAGGTATTTCTTTTTCTTTTTTTACAGCATTATTTAAACATTCTTTTAATAAATAAAGAGGCTTTCCATAAAAAAAAGAAATGCCTCCATAATATTTAAACAGTATTCGTAGGACTTCTGCTGTACCTAATCCTACACTAATTATAAAAAATCAACTAAATCCTCAATTCCTAAAATTTCTTTTAAAACGGGCATTATTTCAACATTTTTAGCTTCCTCTATTGAAATACTTTTATATTCAGAAATTAATTGATAAATTTCCTCTTTTGCTTTATATAATTTACTGATTATTAAAAGAATTAAACTTTTTCCTAATTCTTTATTATCTTGTTCTTCATTACCTGTGTTAATTTCAAGATTTTTTAATTCATCTCTGATTTCCATCTTATCAATGATTAAGCTTAATGTGATTACCGTTTCAGTTGTTAATTTTTTTATTTTATCTAAATTCATAAATTTCCTCTCTCCTTTCCCTTTTTTAATATTTATAAACTATAAGTATTAAAAAAGAGAGTTACCTCTCTTATTAATCTCCAGTAGCAACTGGGTTTGTGTCACTGTCTTCTATGCTCCAAAGTTTTTTTGTTGGATCAGTATAATCATAATGTGCTATTAAATTCAAATTATGTTCATTTTCTGATTTTTGAACTGTTTTAAATGTAAAAGTGTCTTCATGAAGTAAATTCTTAACATGAAGTATTTTAAATTTACCATCTAACATTTGCGTTATGACACTTATTTTTTCAACATATTTTGATGTCGGAATAACTCCAAATGATCCTTGTTCTATTTTTTTTGATGTATTATCTACAACCGCATTTGGTATTGCCATAGCAAGCGTTTCTTGCGAACAATCTAGCGTAGATACTTTTAATGCAACATCTTCTCCATCCTTAACTTGTAATCCTGCAGTTTTTCCCATTCTTCCATCATATTCAATATCTCGTATTGATGGTGTTGATGTAAATTCAACTCCTCCACGAGTTGGGCCAAGAATTTTTTCTGTTGATGTTCCCATATTTAAAACTACAATACCTTCATCAATTTGTATTTTTTGTGTTTGCCCTTCTGTTAATCTTGCTAACATTTTTATCCCTCCTTATTTAAAAATTCTAGCAACAAAACTTATTTTTCTTATAGATAAGTCTTGTTCATTTGATTTTACAATCATATGATTTTCAAAACCTAAATGAAATCCTATATTCTCATTTCTATAATGATATCCATCTAAATTATCTCTTAATGTATCAATAATATTTTCATTTGATTCATTACATAGTTCATTAACATATATTTCTATATCAAAAATACCACTATAACCTGAATTTAGAGGGCTAAGTACTAAAGTTGGAACAACTAAAAATGGAAAATTTGCGCTACTTGGTGCTTCCTCATAATAACAAGTATAATATTCATTAATTTTAGATAATATTTTTTCTATAAACAAATCAACCAATTTCCTCATCTCCTCCTAAATCTATCATTAAACCGTTAGTTATCTTTATATCATTTATTTTGCTTAACGATTCAATTTGTGACTCTCTAATTTCTTTTATATTATTATAAACAGTATTTCTTAATAAATTTTTTCCAGTTTTACCTGGGTGTTGTACTATAAAACCAAACTTATTTCCCATATTATCATGCAATTCATAACTAAGCTTTTTAGAACTATTAAACTCTTTAGTCATAATAGTATGAGAATTAAATCCAAATTCCAACCACCATGGATTTACATAATACTTAATCCCTCGTTTCTTCATTTGAGCCCGAGAACGATACCCTAATTCCATATATGGTTGTCCGGTTTTATAGTCGATTTTCGCCCAAGCTACTATAGATTTGTAAAGTCCACCAGTTTTATAATGATTTTCTTTTATATCATCTTTTATAATTTTAGTAATTACTTTACCACTTTCTTTTAATCCTTCTTTAGCATATTTTTTCATTAAATCAATACATTCCTTTGAAGTATCAATAAATTCAATTTTTATCTCGCTATTCATTTTTCATAATAAAAGAGCTTAAAATTATTTCAGTTAAATCTTCCTTCTTATTAATTCGTAAAATTTTATACAATCTATTATCATACTTAAAATGAGTAACACCTTCTAAATCAACTAGCTTACACTCGATTTTAATTTCTGGTTTTAATCCTACACTTTGTGCTTGATAAAACTCAGTTAAACCTATTGATTTAATATTACAATAAACAATTTTTTCATCATATGATATTTTAGGTCGTTTGTTTTTATCAACTGTAGATATTTCTTTACATAAATACCCTACATCTTTAAAATACATTTAAACACCTTCTTTTCCAATTATTTTTTGTAATTCATCCGTATTTTCATGATACGCTATTGCTAAATGTTGTTTTAAAAGAGAATAGTTTTCTTTTAATTTCTCACTATCACTATTATCGAAACCAAAATGAGCTTTGCAATATATTTTAATTGCTTGAATAATCAATGGATCATCGTCTTTTATTAAAGAAGAGGCAATGCCGGAAATTTTTAAATCTAGTTTACATGCCTCAATTAAATCTTTTATTTCATCATCATAAAAAGAATTATTTATTCTTAAATCTAATTTTATCTTTTCTAGCATTACCTATACCTCCCTAATTAAGCTGTAGCTTTTACTAATTTAACAAAAGCTTCTCCAAGTGCAGGTTGACCATCGAAAATAGCACTTCCTAGGAATTTATAAGAGTTTGTATCAACGTCAAATTGTCCCACAATATTTACATCCTCTGCTAAGTTTCCAACATATTTTTTTAGATTTCCGAAATATGCTTCATGATCCGCAACGTCTTCAGAAAGTAACACTTCTTTACCATAAATGTAATAAACTCCATTGCTTTCAGTAACAATAGAATTCTTAGCCAAATTTTGCAATGGCATAAAATCATTAAACAATGTAGCATTATTCATTAGATATTTAGCATTTTTACTATATCCAGCTTTTAGTAAAGACATTAATTTTTGTACATTAGCTTCTGATAATGTTGCAGTCTTTCCTACTGTTACTGAATTAGTATCGCCCCAAGTATTTGCTTTTTCAATTCCTTTTGCCTCACTTGAACCGTTACCTTTAATAATTAATGTGATAATTTTATCAGCTAACATTTCTGCAATCATATCAGTTAACCATGCTTCAAAAGCATCATTAGTCATAGTTGCAACTGATTTAGAAACTTGTACAAGTTTTGTTACTTCATATCCGTTTAATGTAACAGTTACTAAAGTATCTCCATCACCTGTAATTGTCGCATTCTCAGTATGAGTGGCACCAGAAGTTTTTGTTCCTTCAACAGCAAATTTTACACTACCTGCTACATTTAAAAGTGTAATTTCCTTTAATAATGGTGCTTGATCTTTTAATTTTTTTATTATTTCAGTTGATGTTTCAACCGGCATCGCTCCATTTACACCACTTATAGCAAATGCTCTTTCTTCTTTTTCAGTTAATTGTAAACCTCTTAACTTTTTTAAATATGCACTACGAAATTCTGCGTTTTGATTCATATTTTTTTCTTCCTTCCCTTCTTCGTTTACTGTTTCAACAGAACGACCAATTACGCCGTTTTTTATTTTTTTAAGAGTGGCATTTCTCTTTTCTGTTTTTTCAATTAATGATTTCTTTTCTTCCTCTAATTGATTAGCCTTATCTTCCAATTCTTTGATTTCATCATCTGATAAGTCTTCAGCACTTTCTAATTTATCTATTATCTCTTGAAGTGCAGCTTTAATTTCTTCTAAAGTCATAATTACATTCCTCCTTTTAAATTCATGACTCTTAATTTTAAAAGAAGCTTTCTTTTTTTAAGCTTCCTTTCTGCTCTTAAGTTATCCAACTTCTTTTTTTCGTTATCCAACGTATTTAAAGCACGAGCATATATCTCTGTCGTATCATAAAATGGAGTATCTACAATACTTACATCATATAGACAGTCGATACCAGTAATTGTTCTAGTATCAGTTGAAGCATCCCATTCTTCATCCGACACTGTAAAAGCAAAGCTCATTTTGTCTAATAAACCTGCTTTTAATGATTTATAAATATCTATGTTTGAGGTAGTATCTATCAATTTTGCTCTAACTTTTAATCCTTTATCATCAACTTCAAGACTTAAACTTCCATTTCTCGTCCTAGCAAGAATTAAAAAACTATCATTGTGATTATACTTAAGGGGAACATCTTTCATATTACAATTATCTAATGCTCCCTTTTTTATTATTTCAGTAAAGCCATGGGTTGCTGGACTATCAAAAACAACAGCATACCCTTCAACAAGCATTTCATTTGGATTTTCTTTGTCATTCTTTACCTCAACATTTTCTGCAAAAAACCTTATTTCCTTTGTATTTTTCATTATTCATATTCCTTTCCATTTGGTAAAATAAAAACAACTTTTTTATTTTTATAAGTTGTCTCTTTTAAATTTTCCAGATATTTTTTAGTATGAAACTCTATTAATTTTATTTTTGTCACTGCCGATACTTCTTTTATTGTTTCTAGTTTCGTAGTTTCAATTTCCTTATTCATTATTTTCCTCCTTATCTAAGTTTTTTACTTCTGTATATTCTTTTCTAATATATCTTTTATCTCCATCTTCAACCGGTGGTAAATTAAAAACCGCTAAACCTTGATTAACTGTAATTAGTCCCCTGTCAGTCATCTGCGTAACAAAATTTAGTTTTGTATTATTACTTGCAAATTGAAGCCTTGAAGATTCAAAAATTACACCGTAACCCTTTTCTATATCTTTATTATCCATTAGCATATTGGTTAATACTTGCCCTAACTGCAAAGCCAAAGGCTCTATATTTCCCTCATAAAAATTGTTCCATTGATCTTCTGAGGCCTTATTTTGTATTATTTCCTCTGAAATATGAAAATAATCAAAAACATTGTTTTTTATGTGATTCACTTGATCTGAATCAATAATAAAAGGTTTACTTGTAATCTCTTTTACTTCAGCATATTTATTATCAAATATCATAATTCCACCATTGTTATCTGTGCCTAAATTTGCTTCGGTTAAAACTTTTCTCTCTTGTTTTAAATGTTCTGGCAAAATTGTGTTTGTAAGTCTTGCCAAGAACCTAATTGAAGCAGCATTTTTTATTCCTTCTTGAATGCCAACATTTTGTGTTTGCAATAAATCCATTGTAGGCTTTAATGGCGCATTTGAATCACCAATATATTCCTTTGTATAAAAATTTAATCTTAAATGTCCTACACGCTCATACTCAATTACAAACGTTTCGTTTCCTATTTTATATTTTAAATAATCAATTCCATCTACATCAATTATACTGGAACCTTGCCCCCTTACAGGGTATAATCCGACTATTTCTGTTGCAGTATTATCAGAATAAATTGGAACTATAAAAGCATTATTCTCGCATAATAAAGTAATGAATAGTTTTGATAAAAATTGTTGAGTTGTCATTAAATAATTTGGTTTTGTAGCAAGTAATTTTGATAGCTTTTTATGTTTGTAATTTCCATGAATAACAGGATTTAATTTACTGCAATGAGTAGCAATAGAACTTATTGCACTCCTTGTTAATTCCATTTCATAAATACCGCCAGCAAAACTAGAAAATGCTGGAGTATAATTGTTAATTACTTTAAAAGCATTTGTTAAATACTTTATCTGGTTTTTTTCTTTTATTTTATTAAATATTCCCATTATATTTATACCTCCATATTTGTCATTGTAATATAATCTTCGTAATGATTCTGCAGTACACAAAAAGCATCAATTAAAGCCACTGTACCATCTATTCTTTGTTTAGGATTTTTCCCTTTTATAGGTCTAATATTATCATTTTTATCTATTTCTACTTGTGTATTTGTTAAACACCATTTGAGAATTGGATTATTGTTATAATTGATATTTTTAGAACTTAATTCACAGGCTAATTTTTTCATCGGATTACTCATAGTTTTGGCTCCTTGCCTAACTTCTTCCATTACAAAAGAATTGCTTTTCATTTCTTCAACCCACAAGTTTGCACCCCATGGATCATAGCCACACCATAAAGTATAAATCTCGTATTTGTCCCTTAGTTCCTTAAACCATTCTGTTACATCACTTTCTAATACTTTATTACCATTACAAAATCTTACATATCCTTGTTCTTTCCAAATCTTGTATGGAACTTTGTCTTCCCTTTCTTTTTGTTCTGCAACATCTTCTGGAATAAAATACATTTGATTGCAATACCACTTTTTGTGATATCGATATATTACAGTTGCACATGTTAAATCCCATACACTTGATAAATCAACACCTCCAATTGCATATATCTTTTTATGTTCTTTAATATCATAAATTTCGGTATTGTTGATATTCTCAAATGTCAACCAACTTCCTGTTCCTGTTTCTCTTATATTAAAATCTTTAGTTAACAAAGTAGGAAGAAATTTTGCGTCATTTTTTCCTTTTGCCACATATTCTTCTAAAGTTTTTAAACTTTTTATTGTTCCTAAACCAGGATTGGCTTTTTGCCAACATTTAGGATCACTCCATTCTTTTCTCTCATCGAGTTCATAAATGAAACTTAAAAATCTCTCATCATTTATCATTCCATTTAAAACATTAGATGAATAATCATAAATATCATCATATATATTTTCACGAACAAAACCAGCAGTTGTGATCATTAATAAAATTGGTTGTTGTCTTGATGACATAGATTGCTTTGTAACATCATATATATTACGATCCTTAATTGAATGAAGCTCATCTATTATTCCACAATGCATATTTAAACCATCCAAAGTATTACTATCACTTGCAAGTGGTTCAAAATAAGAAAATGTTTTTGGAAAATATAAATCACTCTTTCGTTTTTTTATATGATTACTTAAAACAGAACTTTGAGATACCATATGTACAGCTTCATTAAAAACAATCTTTGCTTGATCTTTCTTTGAAGCAATACAACATATTTGAGCTCCACCTTCTTTATCTCCAAACAACATATAAAGTGCAATTGCACTTAATAATGTTGATTTGCCATTTTTACGAGCAACAATTATTAACACTTCTTTATACTTTCTCAAACCTTCACTATCAACAAAACCAAAAATCGCTTGAATAATTGCTTTTTGCCATAGATCAAGAACAATATTTTTACCAGCCCATTGTCCTTTTGAATGCTTACAAAATCTTTCAATAAATTCAATTGGTCTATTCGCCTTTTGTAAATCAAAATGGTATTCTCCAGGATTGTTAATATCATAAATCAGTTTTTCATACTGCATTATTATTTTTTTTGAAACAATCACTTTTTTTGATTTTATCAAATTATAATAGGCTAAAATATAATTAATCATTTGTCTAAAAAATCATCTAATTCATCTTTTTTTGGCGGACCATTTAAATTATTATTACTATCTTTAATTAAATCATCTAATTGTTTAATAACAGATTGGTACGATTTTATTGTATCTCTATAATCTTTTAATAACGGATTTGTTTTTGTAAATGTTTGGGAAGCATTAATTGTTGTAATTGTAAAGGAGTCAATTTTAATTAACTCTTCTTCCATATCTTGAGCCATAACCAATAAAAAAGAAGCCCTATAAATGAGTTCCTGAATTTTATTAAGATTTTCTTTAGTTGAATTTTTATACAATTTTCTGATTTTTAACATCTCTTTTTTTATTCTTTTTTGCTTTTCTTCTTTTTTATTTATTATTTCCATTTTTTCACTTCCTTTTTTACCCCCCTCACACGATTATTTTTATTTTGAGGTCAATGGAGGTTTCGAGCGTGGTTTATTATATATAAACTATATTATTAAATAGGGGGGATTATATTTGTGTTAATTATTTCTATAGCATTTATATTTAAACAATTTATTATAAATGTTGTTCTATATATTGTTTCTATCAATACTAGATTACCATCTTCCATTTGAGAAAGTATATCTTCCATTTTAATACTAGCTGATGTTGTTATATCTATTGTATCTTTGTTTGTATAAATTCTAAGAGTCATTTTTATTCACCTCAATTATTTCGCCGTTTGGAGAAAAAGTAATTCCATCAATTGTAGCTTTTGCTTTTTCTTCAATTAGTTCGTGACAACTTCGACACAAAAGCATTAAATTATTCCAACTAAGAGTTATATTTGGATCATTAATATTTTGTGGATTCAAAGGAATAATGTGATGTACTTCTTCTCCAGGCTCAGAACATAATTCACACATACCAAATTTTGAAGTTTTATATGCTTTCGATGTTTTTTTCCATGCTCCACTATTATAAAATTTTCTTGAAAAAGCCTTTGACATATTTTCTCCTACAAATTAAAAAAAGTCATTAATTTTTTGTTAATAACTTTTTATGATTTTTTAACAATTACATTATACCATATTACATGTGTGAATTATGTGAAATTTTATTATTTAGATTTTTTTACTATTGATTTAGATATTAAATCAAGTCCTGCATATATAATAATACTACTAAAAATTATACAAATTCCAAGTCCTAACATACTTTAAACCTCCTTTTCTAAAAACTTTATTCTGTTTATTAACATATCATAATAATTGTTTTGTTGCTTTATATCCTCTAATATTTCCATTATAAACTTTTTATCTGCTTCTTTCATATAACTATTAGTAATTATTTTTTCAACAAACTCTAAATCGCAATCACTAATAACTACACGCTTAAAATTTTTATAATCCATTTTAACTCCTCCTAAATATGCAAAATACTATTAATAATATCTTTTAACCATTTATTTTCTTTTTCATATTTACCTAAATCATTTTCTAAATTATTAATTCTATTTTCATAACATTTTCCTTGTTCTAGTTCTTGCATTTTATCTAATATAGGTTTTATATCGTCATTAAATGATAAACAATTCTCCCACTCATTTGAATTGTATTTACTAAAAGTTGATTGTCTTATTTTTAAAATTTCTTGGTTTATAATATTCCAATTATCTTTTAGTTGTTTATTTTCTTGTTTTAAATCACAATACTTTTCAAAATAAAAATCATGTAATTCTTCCAATCTAGTATAAGAACAACCATATTCTTCATCTAGCCATTTATTTATTGCTTCTCTATTCATTCTGACACCTCTTTTAATTGCTCTTGAAATTTACTTGCTTCTTCTTTTAACCACTCAATAGCATTTTTTAATGCTTCATTTTCATCTGCATAATCATAAGGACTAAAACAATCAAAATTTATTTCATAATATCTGCAAGGAACATTTCCATTAAAAGCATATTTATTTACAGATATATCTGCTCTAAAATAAGCATAATACTTTACAATTCTTAAACGAATATATTTGTTTTTAGATAAATAATATTCTTTCATTTATTCCACCTCTTTTAGAATATCTAATAATTCTTTTCTGATTCTTGGTTCATTTAGTGTTGTATAATTTTCTATTTTATACATTATTTTTTCAATAACTTCTTTTTGCTTTTTAATATAATTAACTAATAAACTTGCTTGATATTTTCCTAATTCATATTTAAAAGCACCATTTTTAAATCCAGTAAATTTATCTATATCTTGTAAATCATTTAACAATATATCTAATTGATCTTTGTCAAACTTTTCAATTATTTCTTTATCCATATTCTTATTTACTCCTTTCTTTATTCTTTTGGCATTTCATAAATATAGCTTGGATTTTTTAAATCTATCATTGGACTACCAAAGTCATGTCCTAAATTAATCAAATTAATTTTATTTTGTATTTCATCTAATACCTCTAATGCTCTTGTATTTGTTTTATATGTTCCTAATGTTGCTCTACCATTATGATTATTTGGAATAAATACTATTCTATTATCTACAATACAAATGTTATCGATTTTTGTTAGTGAAGTTTTATCTTGACTTCTTATCCATAATTCCATATTATCACCTCCAATGTGAAAGTTTTTAACTAAAATTAAATAGATTTAATTGCTTTTGTTCTTTTTTTATTATTTTTTTATTATTTTTAATATTTAACTT